CTAGGAAGTCCCCTAGGGTGTGAAGTTTGATAAGTGACATATAGTGTCGCTATACCATCTACTTCACGTCCTTTTACTTGGATTACTTCAATCTTTTGACCATCATCAAAAGTATGACTAGATCCAACTAATTTATCAATCGTCATCTTCTTCCTCTTTAAGCATTGCGTCAATTTCTTCCATACGCTTTTTACGTGCTTCCTCTTCTACTTTTCCGTGTTCAGTAAGTTCAAGGTCAGACTCACAATAAGGGCAGACTTTCTTTGACTCTAATTCGAGGTCATCGGTAGTATGTTCGTCGGGCCACCACCAATCTGCTTCATAACTTTGACCAGTCCATTTGCACTTGGTACACTTATGAGTATCCTCTTTTACAGGCTCTTCATGCCAACTAGATTCATCTCCTAATTCGTATGTTATCTCGTAGCCTCCCTTACGGTCAGTCCACCAGTCATCATATTGACGTTCCCATTCAATCTCTACATCATTTTCCCATGCATCGTTGATAATATCATCAACATCAATTTCACCATTTTCAATACGATACATCATTTCTGTAATCGCAGCTTCATCCAAGTCGGGATAAATCTCTGCGAGAATTTCCTCTGTCAACTCAAATGCGAATTGACTATCAACTTGATGCCATTCATGTTTAACTAGTGTTACCATTTTTAATCCTTTATAACCAACTATGACAAGACCATTCATTTAGATATCGGACACTTGCGTGTTTCGTACCAAAATGCTTTTTATAAAAATTATCGTATGCTTTAGCCCAACGTTTTTGAATCGGCTTGGGAGCATGACATGCAAGATAATGCAACTTACCATGCATGTCGCCGATCACTTTCTTGTTGAATCCCCAACCAGCAGGGTACCATTTGACACGGGTCTGCCAGTTATAGTTTTCAGAACGACCATATTTCAGTCGTTCCTTGATGATATAACGCTTGTGCAAGTCCTGTGGTCTAAACTTATTCATCGGCGTACAAAAATGTAGTTGAGGAATACTAAGCCAAAACTCATTAGTGCATTGAACCAATACCCACGTGCTAATGAGTCTATGCCACTAGAAACTAATAGTCCAATCAAGAACCAACTAATTTCAGTGTGGTTGCTATAAAACCAATATTTCAATTTATCTAACATATTTTTCCTTACTTATCGTCACGAAAACGAACAAATCGAGGGAATCTCAGACTATACGTTCCGTCTTGATTTTGTGTAATTACGTCACACAAGATTTCAGCAGTGCGACCAATGATGAACTGGCTATCACGCCAATAATTATCTCGGTCATCGTCACTAAAACCACTACCAACGTTGACGCTAATCTCTTTTCCGTCATCCATACCTGCGCAAACAAGTGCTCCCAAGCGTCCTTTATTACGTCCAGTACCTTCTTCAACACCGATAACCTCCAAGTCTACCGTGATAGTTGGCTTCCACTTCATCCAGAATGTATTACGTTTGCACTCGTAAGGAGCGCCAGTATCTTTAATCATGATGCCTTCGAATCCTGCGTTCACTTGATCCTTGGCATAACGATTCAGTTGGTCACGACCTGCCGCTGTGTCAAGGTCAACCATGATGTGAGGCAACAGTTCAACATTAGGCATGTTGTCGATGATTGGGCGCATACCCTCGAGGATTTCAATACGCTTATTCAATTGTGCGTTCCAATGACCTCGACGGAAGTCATCAAGACCGATAATGTCAAAGATATTGAACACGCTGTCCTCAGCTTGGACATTCTCTTTGCGGCGTGCTTGTCGCATAAGTTCTTGGAAACTGTTACCAATCACTTCACCATCAAATACAAAGCCTTTAGTAAAGTCACTACCATAACGGTTCTTGATTGTGCGAACCAACTTAGTGAAATTCTCGTGGACTTGTTTTTCAATGTGAAAAAAGTTCTCAAAGATTTTGCCATTGCGGCTATAGCAAGTTGTAACGACCTCACCTGCATCGTTGTAAATTACAACCATCAATACACGAACACCATCCAACTTGGGCTCAAGTCGTTTGATACCTTTCATTTCAGGACGACCTTCGCTATTGGTTGCAAGTTGACAACCAAAAATTGGAATCTCGTATTCAGTTTTCTTTCAGATTTTGTTGATGGTCTTGTCACTGATGCCGGCACGAAGGTCTCGGCGAATGACAGGAGCACAGAATGTATTCCATTCTTCACTGTCAAACCTATACGCCATTTCTTCAATAGCATCATGCGCGGCATTGCCAGTCAGTTCACGCTTGGTGAGTTTGATAAGCAATTCGTTAAATTCACTCCAGGGATTCTCAGCGCCAGTGACACCTACAGTATCGGGAACTTTGCGTACACCGAATGTCACAAAAGGATTATAACAGGCTTTGGTCAAACCTAGAAAGATTTGACTGTTAACAGAACCTAGTGTAGCTGCCTCGAGGGCTTGTTTAATAACATCCTCTTTGTGAAGGCGACTGTCAGATTCGTTTAGCTTTTTAATCCAAGATGCAGACATTTATATTCCTTAGAAGGGCCATGCTTTATTCGGGTCGAGCGGCGGCCGGGGTTTTAGTTCAATTTGTTCTTCTGAAACAATATTATAATCGGAATAGGTTATTTTGTCAACCTTATACGGCCCGTAAATTGTAATACTTTCGTAATCAATTAACCAGTCGTGTTCACCATCGACTAACCAACCCAAACCACCATCATACCAGGCATCTTCAATTTCTTGTTTTTCTTCGTCAGTGAAGGTATCGTCAAATTCAAAATCTACGCTGATTAGGTCATCCAATTCACACCCATCACCTAGACTAGGATCGACGGTACAATACTTAGATTCAATATTGGGAAGTTCTTCCTCAGACTCCACAAAGCCTTGCCCCCAACGATAGAGTTCAGTGATACTAAAACCTTTGGTACTACCGTCCGGCAATTCTTTGTATACATCATAATATGCCTCAATTGACTTTTTATCTACTGGACGAATACGATATAAGATATTTGTTTCGCTCATAGCCACCTCAAACTAAACCATTCAAAATTTTTACGAATACTGAAACCATAACCATGTATGGTACTAGATTCATGTAGAGCATCTACATTGTTTTTTTGCATCCAAGACAACATTTGTAAAAGTTCATCAAATGTTTTTACAAAATAATGGTCACGAGGATAACCTGCAACTTGATAGACTTTCATCACCAGCTTGAATTGTAGAACACTTTGCGACCGAGAAAAGTTTCTGCCTTTGCATCAATGCAGAATTGTAGGTCCTTCTCGTAATAATAATCATCACTAGGCTTACCGAAAAAGAATCCTGTGGTATTTAACCCAGCGAGGACACCTGACTTGATGTCCTTTTCAAGCTTATCAATATCATCCCAAGTTAATTCGAGTTCAACACCATTGAAGTCACCGTTCCAGGTATCTTCCTCGTAGGGTTTACCTTTAGCGATCCAGAGGCGCTCCATCCAGCCGTGTAGATTGGGATGTTTGCGCCAATAGGCAATATCTTGGTGGTCATTTCCAATTTCATTTGCTTTACTAGCAACGTATGCGTATTGATCCAGTCCCATAATTATTTCCCACAGAGTTTAATGATTTCATCGACAGTTTTATTGGACTGTGCGAATGATATACGGCAGTCTGCTTTAGTTTTTGCTTCGTAACTCATGCCAGCAAACATAGCAGCCATAATAACTGCCCAAGCAATCATCAACCATTTCATTTCCATTTAAATCACCTTTACACGATTAAGTTGGGTAGACTTGTCACGGGTACCCTTGACAGTGCCTGTAATTTTAACACGATCTCCAATTTCAATGTTGTTTCTGTATGCGAAAAACAACACTTGATCGGTATCAGTTATCCCGGTTATATAATAAGTATTCCATTTCTGTGACCAAACTTGTTTGACCACTTCAATCTCAGCGGTTACCTTGTCACCAATCGTACCTAGATAACCACCTCGTGCGAAATTGATACGGCGATCAATATCATCACGTTTAGTATTTTTTTCGTAAGTTGCGGGCAGGCTAATA